AGTTCTGGATGGATTGAAAACTCTTGTATGTGGTCAGCTTGAATTGTTCTGTCTTTTCTGCCACACCATATACAAGTATAACTATCTCTTGCAAATACAGCTTTCCTCCATAGTTTATATTCAAGTGACTTTCTTATCTTTTCATTTATCGGAGTGACACCACCTTTCCACCATATATGTTTTTCTCCACGACACAAACTTTCTATTGGTGGTCTTGGTGGTTTTATTCCTTTCCTTTTAAGAGTGTTACTTATTTTCTTTTTATTTTCAGTAGTTCTAACTCTGCCTTTATTATCAGGAATAAACTTTGGCTTTTTACCCTTCATCGCTTTACTTATTTTGTCTTTATGAGCTTGTTTCATATAGTTATTTTACCATTTCTTCAAGTGTTTCTCTAATATCTTTACCATCAATATCATTTCCTATGACATCCCAACCTTCTGTCTTTTCTCTTGCGAATAGTTCTATTTTAGGAATATCGCCAAACATATTTACAATTCTATCTCTGACTTCTTGTGGTTTTTCTGAATGTCTACCTCTAATTGCTTCTACAAGCTGTCGTACATTATTGGATTTTTTATTCTTAGTCATATATCCCTTGATACCTAACAAACATAATTCTGTACTTTTTAATGTCCATGGAGCAAAGTTTACACATAAATTACCACTTTTGTATTTTTTCAACCAAACAAATGCAACTGTCTTGTATTTAAACCCCCAATTTTCTAATAATTCAATACCCTCTTTTAAATGGCTGTCCGTAACCCACATAAAACAAATACTATCTTTTTCTGTAATATCTTCTACTGGTAATTTATTCAAATCATTAATAGACATTGTTTGGTATTGATTTTCTTCCAATTTCTCAAAAGGTCTACTATTGTCTTGGTATTGCCTATTACCATATTGCCAAGGAGGGTCTGCATATATTATTTGGTATTTCTTTTCCATATCTCTTTCTAATTATTCTTGTAAGTGTTGGGTTAAATAAGTGAACAATCCTTTGGAAGTATCATCGGTTCTGGGTGAATAAACAAATTATTGATATGCACAGCCATATTTAAAAACTGCTCTGCCTTTTCTGAGTCACCTAATTCTTTAAATTTAACCATATTATCCAGTGCCTCATCTCTTGCTTTTTTATAATCAATTAGCTTGTATTCTTTTTCTGTTGTTTCTTTTTCCATAATATTGCCTTGGTTAATCCTTTAAAATATCTGATAATTTTCCTACATCCTTAACACAGTCTTTTGCTTTCTGATGGTCTTCAGTCATTAACATTAATGGAGAGCCTTTATAGGTAGCTACCATTACACTTCCACCCTTCATTGCTTTTTCTAATTGTTTTGTATTCATAATTTTTATTATTAAATTGATAAGCCTTGGTTAGGGTGGGGTAATTCACTAAGGACGGCACTTATTAAAAACTCTATAAAATAGTTACATCTTAGTAGATTTTGGAGCTACAGAGATATATTTTTAATAAGCACCAGCTTTAATGAACTAAACCCCCTTGAGGTTCTCTACGACTGCTGATAATGGGGTAGTAAAGGCTTTTTTAAATGACCAACCTCTTCTAATTCTATCCTGTATCAAGTCATTATTACCTCCTAATTTTTTATTTACATCAATAGCGTATTCCCCATTAAAAATAATATTATTCCTTCTATTTCGCTGTTGTTCTTTTGGTGTAGCCCACCTAATATTTCCCACCTCATAGTTTCCATTGTTATCTATTCTATCCAAGCTATGTTGAGGTGATGGTTTTCTGCCTATTGCTTTTATTAAGTCTGTTATTGATGGTATTAAGAATTTAATTCCACGACTTCCATAATTTTTATATTTAGGGTTAGATTTATTAGTACATCTACTTTTTGCACCTGAATAACTTTCATATTCTAATGAACTTCTTAATCCGTGTTTAAGATTTAATTTAGAAGCCACTTCATTCCTATGACAACCACAACTTTTAGTATGTCCATTCTTTAGATTTCTTAGAGAAATTTCTCTCTCAGTTCCACAATCACATACACATACAAATTTTCTAGGAGGCCTGTTCTCAAATTCTAATTCTTTTATAATAGTTAATCTATTATATTTACTCCCTTTTTTAATTATTTCTTTTTTACGCATCTTCTTTAAGATTAAATACATTTTCTACGACAGTTGTTCCTGAGCCAGATGTCGGCTTGATTAAGTATCTCTTGCGACCATAAGAGCTTCTTTCTTCTAGTATTTCTACACTTATTTTCATTCCTTTGTATTCTATGTATTTCATTTTTATTTAATTATTTCTTCAAAGACTATTCTATTTGGCAAAACTCCTTTTGTTATATACACACTACTAAAAGGTGGATTAAGTGCTGGTTTTTGGTCTGTATAGTTTTCAAAGAATGCGACTCTTTTATTAAGGTACATAATTTCAAAATCATTATCTTTGAATAATCTATATCTATGCTGGCTTTCAAATATACCCACAACACCAACCAACATTGCAAACTTCTTTTTTAATATAAATAATCGCTCAAACACTTCATTCTTTAATGAGTATGGTGGGTTACTTACAATATAATCATATTCCTCATCTGGCTCATAATTAAAGAAATCTTGTCCACTTTCTAAATGCGTTACTATCACTTTATTTCCTCTATCACGAAACATTTTAACAAAGTGACTTTCCTCTGTATCAAAAGGACACCAAACTGTAGCTGTAGTTGGTATATATTTCAATATCGGCTCAATAGCATATTCTGGTGTGTAATACTCATCTTTCTTTTGTGTTATTTCATCTAGCTTCATACTATCTTTTTAATGTATATCCATCAGATTTTAGTAATGTATGTCTTTTTTCTGCCCGATTAACCATCATTACCCAAGTTTTTTTATGTCCCTCAAGGGTACTTGGGTGTATCATATCAGGTAGTGAGTCAATACTATCTAATAATCGCCACAATTCTATAGCTATTTCTTTATATGTCTTTTTTTCTCCACTATCATCTACTACATTTTGTGACATATTGTAAATCATCGTAGGTGATGAATTATCTGGTGTCATTGTTTCTGCTTGTTCTTTTGCTTCGTTTAATATTTTTTCCATAACAATATTGCTTATCTAGTAATACTTCTATTATAAGCTATAGGGTGTCATTGTCAAGGGATAGGGTGTTAGTAACTCCTACCTCCCAAATAACCTAGTAAACAAGCCCTCTTTCACCTCCAACCTCTTAACATCTTCCAATATCCTACCTTGTCTTTGAATGACACTTATCATTATTCCTATCATCTCTTCGTCTGTGTAGTCTCCATCACTTCCAAAGTCCATGGGTAGTTTGTTTATTTCTTGTTTTATTTGTTTTAGTGTTTTCATTTGAATATTCTATTAAATAAACTTTTCTTTGGTTGCACCTTATTTACTTTCTCTTCAAAGTTATCTACTACAAGTGCCATTGCATTTCTATCAGTCATTACTTCTTCTAAGTCTTCTGTGAGTTTTTTGTTCTGTCTTACTAATAGATTTATGTTACTTTCAAAGGAAGCGTGTTCTGCTCTGTTTTTTACTCTTAGGTTTGCTATTTCATCTTTCAATCCACCAACTTCCTTAGAATAAACAGCAACCTTATTTTTTAAAAGATTGTGCTGTATCTGCATATTTGTTGTTCTCTGGTCTAGTTGTTCTATGTTCATATTGTGATGGTGTTATTAGGCTCTACAAGCCCTCTGACGGGTTTGAATCGCTGTCTGGGTAATAAGTCTTGTTAAAGACTCTTATTTGCTCACAGCTAAGTTTTGACGTCTTGTAAAATGCGACATTAAACACGATGATGAGTGTCAGTATGCTAAGTGCTATGAGGAATAGTAAGATGTGGTTTATTTTTTTCATATTATTTCGGTTACGTCTTCTGGTGTGTGTGCAAGTATGTAACAGCCACCAGCATCGACTAAAGCCTTTTGGAATTTAATTTGTCCCTTGCTGTGTACTCCACCAGTGCTTTTAACTTCTATTCCTACGAATTGCCCATTTATGACACAGATTATATCGGGAGAACCTGTCGCACCAAATCTTACAAAACCACCCTTCTCCGTTTTTAAAGCACCTGAGTTATTTCTGTAGTGAAATATTCTTTTTGCTTCTAAGTATTTAAGGATAGTTTTTTGTGTATCTTTTTCTTTGAGTTTAATTTTCATATCCTCTTAATTCATTAAATATTCTATCGGACTCTTCTTGGGTTGTTTGGCTTCTGCTGTCCAAACGGGTATGGCACGCCATACAACAACTTAACCATTCGTTGTAGTCTGACAGTTTGTCTGCGTCCCCCAAATAATATGAGCGGGGTCTGCGATGGGCGGGGGCTAAACCCATAGTACCCATACATATATCTTTAAACCCCACTTCACAGTAATCTAAGCACTTCTCTTCTGCTATCTCAGCAATCCTTTGCCGTGCTTCACGGTTTGCTTGTCCTACCTTACCTATTTTGTTTATTGCTTTTCTTCTCATTCTAATTTAAGTAATATCTCGTTAATATCCATACGCTTCTGCGCTTGTTGTAACAGAGTGATGGCACGCTTTCTTCTTATGTTATGTAATTCCTTAACTAACTGTCTTTGTTTTTTGCTTTGCATAATACCTAACTTAGTGGAGACCATGGAATTTATGAGTTCCCCAATCTCCTCTAAACCAATTATTCCCCCTCTGACACTACCGTGTCTTCTGTTACAGGGTCTGCTTCAAGAGGCGCTTCTTCTTTTACTTCTTCTACTGCTTCGTTTGTTTCTTCTGGCATAATTATCTTGCAAGATTAAATTATTAAAATATGTCAGACCTTTTTGGTATCCTGAACCCTCAATACTAGATTGAAGGTAATGTATACTACCCCCACCTTGCGGTGAGAGTTCAAGATACCTTTACTTAAGTATAGCAAAGTGTTGTGGCTTGTATAGACCTCAAATCATCTAGTTGGGGAAAACTAATCACACCTACAACTTGCCCCCTGTGTTCCCATCATTCCACAGGTTTTGCATTTGAATGAGTGTTCATGTTCTTTTGCTCCACAGATTTGGCAGGTGTCCTGCTGTGGGGGTTCAAACTTGTGGGGGTGGTGTGTGATGTTTTTCATATTTACTTTAGCTTTAATTATGCAATCTTTCTCTATTTTCCTTAATTCGCTTTCTACCTATTTCACAATACTCAGCTTCTTGTTCAATACATATCCAGTTTCGTTTAAGGTTGTCGCAAGCCACAGCTGTTGTAAATGAGCCAGCACAATTATCCAAAACTAAATCTCCTTCGTTGGTATAAGTCTTAATTAGGTATTCCATCAGGGCTACTGGTTTTTGGGTTGGGTGAAGTTTTCCTTTCTGTGAAGCATTACTGATTTTTATTTCTTGGTCAGGGTAAAAATCAGTGTACTCACCACCAGTAGCCTTTAGAGTCCCATATACTTGGTTTCCGTCACCTTTATATACTTTATCTCTCGGCTTATCTTTTCTTACTCTTCCTCTATCCTCCATTTGAGGTTTATATAAACATTGATTACTATAAAAAATCATTATATCTTCATATTTTCGTAAAGGTTGTTTTTTTGCATTTAAATGCCCAGTAGCTTTTACTTTATTCCACAACCAAGAATACTTAAACATCTTAGGATTACTCATCACCAAAGCACTTGTAAAGGGTTGTGAAGCTGTCAGAACTATTGCTCCGTTATCCTTGATTATCCTTTTGTATTGTTCCCATAATGGCTCAAAAGGTATTACAGTATCCCATTTGCAAGCAGTAGTTCCGTATAGTTAAGGAAGGTCTGCCAAAATCATATCAACTGATTTATCAGCGATATTTTTCATTTCAACAAGGCATTCTCCTTGTATCAATTCAAATTTTGGCAAACCTTCATTTGTTTTGTTTATCATAAATAATATTGTATTTTTAATTTCATCTTATTCCACTCGACCTGTGGAATATCTACTTTCGCTCTGTTCTCTAACCAAGATACAAACTGTAAGTTATCTAATAAAAGTGTTCCGCCATTCGCTTTTGCTTCAATATGGTCAAGCGATGGTTTAATCCATTTATTTTTTGTTTTAGTCCACTCATTAAATAAATCATTAAACTTCTTATCTTTATAGAACTTTTCAATAAACTGCTTGTATATTTCTGTGGTAAATCCTTCGTAATCTCTCTTTCTTTTTATTGAGGCATTGAGAAATTTTAATTTTTCAATATCTGTAAAACTATCTAACCATTCAAGCGACACATCATACTTCAAGTGAGCTTTCATATTCTTTAGGTTGTGGTCTCGGCTCATTTTTTTACCCTCTGACCAAACCTTTCTACCCTTACACGCTTTACTTATATTTTCTCTATGTGTTTTTGTAAATACTCTTTTCATACCATAAGTCTACCATACTACTTGCTGTTATGCAACTGGTAAGTCACATAAAATCATATCTATAGACTTATCTGGTATATTCTGCATTTCTTTTAAGCATTCTCCTTGAATTAGTTTCATATTATTTTATTTAGCGGACTGATTGAGATTTGAACTCATATCTTATAAAGTCCCAATGGGAGTTTTATATATGTTACCAGTTACACCACCAGTCCTAACTTATCTTATATATTGCTTCAGTCTTATTATACTGTTCCTTTATTTTATATATGTACCCGCAAAATGGAATCAGTTTTCTAGTGAGATATTTAGATGCTTTCCTCCACTGACTTGGTGTAAGTTTAGCCCTCCATTCTGTAAGTGTTTCACCTTTTGTATCAGTAAAACTCACATAAGTATCTTTTACTACAATATTAAATCTTTGATACTCTTGTAATTTCCTTTCTTTTTTTAATTTCTTCTTCATATTTATTCTTTATAGTTGTTAATAATCTTATCTAATTACGCTTTTAGCTTCAACACAGTATCTTTAAACATATCTTTAAGCTGTGGCACACCTTCTAATAAGAGTTTTTCTTCATTACTCATATATTTTATATTCTCTAGATGATTTCTCCACCGCTCCTCATCTTTCACAATAGATACATAGAAGCTGGGGTTGATTATTCCTCTTCTTACCATTACAGGGTTTTTACCGACAATTCCTTTTAAGATGTTCGGTAGTTCATCAGCGTCAATCTGTATGTTGTCTCCTCTACTCATTATTATTTTATAGGGTTTGTTTTGCATATTGATTTTAATACGTGTAATCCCAATTCAGGACTGACACAATTTCTTAATACTTGTCTTTTGTTTTTTATTTTATACTCACTTAAATCATAACCATAGAGTTTTTGTAGGTCAGGTATTTGTGCGGTTCGTATCTTGTCCTTTGTGAATTCTTTGTCGGGTATGTCAAAATTAGACCAAAATAAATGTCGCTGTAACAACTTTCCTTCAATCAGGGGCTTGTAGTATGGTTTAACATTTTCCACAACCCACTTACCCTCAAAGTGGTGTTTTAAAAATAATATTTCTTCGTACAAAGTCATATCAGGATAAACTGGTTCTGTTCCTCTGTAACGGACACAGATGTTATGTCTAAATGATGAATGTGTCTGACAAGGTGGACTACTCCAAATAAAGTCAAACTCTTTATAATGTTCCAGTAGATACTGATGTGCATCACCGACAACAACTTCGTCATTAGGAAAAATGTTCTGATATATCTTTGCAAGCACAGGGTCATTTTCAATAGCAGTTACTTTAAACTGATTATCAATATCAAATAACTCTTTCCACTTTTTTCTATTTCCTCCTATTCCTGCGTATAAATTTAATATTTTAAATGTTTTCATATTTGATTAAACTTTATCTGTATTTGATTACCTACTGGTGTCTTCCTTAGACGGAACTTTATAATATGTTTTAGCCCACACTTGCAACATTCCTGTTCAAATCCTTTTCTATTTGGTGTAATCCACTGATTGTCATATATTTGTCCTAAATATTGCATATTAGTTTCTCAATTTCATTATTCTTCTCACAGCCATCACATTTACATTTAGTATCCCATATATGAGGTGGTTTATTACCTCCTTTTGGATTCCATTGTATTTTTCTTAATTTTTCTTTTATATTTTCCATATCTCTTATCTCTTAGTCTAATAATCTATTTAGTTGGGTTAAAATCTTCAGCTTTAATAAAATCTCCTTCTGTTAAACTTCCTAAGTATTCTTTTTCTGTTGGTTCTTTCTCCATATTTATTTTACTTTATAGTTGTTAATAATCTTATGCTTTCAGCTTCAAAACAGTATCTTTGAACATATCTTTGAGCTGTGGCACTCCTGCAATCCTCAACTGCTTGTCATACTTAGTATTTTCTTTGAAATTTCTCCACCGCTCTTCATCTTTTACGATTGATACATAGAAGCTAGGGTTTATTATTCCTCTCCTTACTATCACAGGGTTCTTTTCAACAATTCCTTTTAAGACATTTGGTAGTTCATCAGCGTCAATCTGTATGTGGTCTCCTCTGCTCATTATTATTTTGTAGGGTTTGTTTTGCATTTTATTTGTAACAACTTGGTAATTGCATTTCGTTAGGTATTTCTTTTTCTGCTGTTTTTTCTAGTATGCTTTGCATCACCGCTTTCATTTCTTCATTTCTCCAAGCACCTATCACATAACTGCGAACATTTTTACTATAATGATAGTCATTTTGTTTTATATGCTCATCACAAGCTTTCTCTGTAAAAAATACTCCTGCCCTCAAATTAAACTCCCAAATCTCCTTAACAGGTAAATAATATTGAACACCACAATCAACACACGGACTTGTTTCAAGAAAGCCGTCAGAACACGCTTTACTTTCACATTCCTCACATACATCTTTTTCCTCTATCTCGTTACCTTCCTCGCCAGAGTATTTATGAAAATCACAATAATCTCCGTGGGTAACAACTTCTTTTTTGTCTTGTATAACAAACAAAGGGTATTGTGTGCCTCTGTTGTTTTGTGAACGCATTTGCTCACTTGTTTGTTTTAATATTTCCATAACATTTTAATTTAATCCTATAATCTCCTTCTTCTTACTTTTAATCTCTAGTGCTTTACGCCTAGCCCAGCTTTGGAGTGTGGCGTAGTGGGACTTGTACCTTTTACCTTTTGAGGCGATGTAAGTATCTAACTCAAAGATTAACCCTTTAACGTTATCTTCTCCCATAAGGTCAATTAACTTCGTGTATTCGTTTGGAGTTAATTTAACGTTATTAAATTCACCGTACGACACTTTGTCTGTCTTAACTTTACTTAACTTAACCTTACCTAACCTAACCTTACTTAAGCCGTCCGTGGACTGTCCACCTAATCTTTTACTATTATCTTCAACATCTGTGCGGGGTTTTGCCTTAAGTAAGGCTATATTTTCGGGAATTAGATGTTTGTAAATACTATCCACTTTTCTATCTGCTCGGATTGAATTATGCTCAAGCCAATTATTTATTAGCATTACTTGGTCTTCATTTAATTGGACTATAAATTCTTTTGTTAGGAGGATTTTAATTATGTCAGAAGCTGTGCCGAGAGTTCGTGTTATTGGGTAGACTTCCACCACACCGTCATCATCTGCGTTGAGTATCAAATGAAAATACAAAGCTTGTGCCTCTAAAGGCATCTGTAGAAACTTTGCCGACCTTGCTATTCTATTTGAGAACATTCTACGATTTGCCATATTTACACACTTAAAAAGTCCACCGATTTGCAAAAACTCGTAAGAATTTTATCGGAGGACTTTGTAAATTTATAAATATATCTCTTACGTTAAGTTTTTGCATACTCTAAGACTACCAAATAGGACTCAACCTGTCAAGGAAATGTGGGGGTAAACTATTTTAATATCTCATTAACCAGATACTCAACCATATAAGCATAAACTTCTTCGCTCTCTACACTTGGTTCTACTCCCATCGTTGCGAGTATCATCCAGACTGCATGGAATGCTTCGTGGGCTATTACTCCATAAGTAGGTTTTTCCACAAAATAAATTAAGACTGCTCTGTTAGGTAATTTTACTGTGTGAGCTACACCAGACTTTTTTAGATACCCTTCCGTTTCTTCGTCTAACTCAACTTTATATTTAGTGAGTTCTTTTTTAATTTCTTCTACACTATTTCCAAAAGAAACCATCACATCATATGGAAATACATTTAGCTGGATTATTTTTATAGGTTGCTCTTTAGGTTTTTTCATCCCCCTATTAAAACACAAAAGCCCTCAAGAGTGAAGACTTTTGCTGGGGTTTATTTTATTTTGGAAAGGACTTACTTTATTCTACCAAACCATCACATCTTTTGGAAGTGGGGGGTTGTATAGCCTTCTCTCGACTATCCACAGGTAGATACAAATAGGTCTTGACCCCTCTTGGATATCCTGTATACTATAAATATGACAGATAAAACATACAAAGGAATATTCGTACCAGTCAAGGTACATAAGAAGTTAAAAGTCCGAGCATTGAAAGAAGATAAAACAATGATTGAACTTTTAGAAGAATTATTATCAGTTAAGTAGCACATTACAACAAAATAAATCTTTCCCAACCTTCCTCAGAAATACCCTACGGTAATTTAGTACAAAGTGTTCACGATTATTTGTAAGGGTTCGACCCTCCAACCGCTTTGAACAATTTTTATGTAAACAAACGGTCGGGTCATCTGAGGTAGATTGGGTGGGATTAAGATTATAAACTAACAAAAAAATTATGACTTTTTTTAGAATCACACGAGATAAAAAAGGTAGATATTCAAAGAAAAAAATATCTATCCTCACATCACTAATCATTATATCAATCATCTTTATAGGAGCTATGACACAGACACAGAGTTATACAGTACAGGCAGAGATTGTAGACGAGAGAGATAGTATACAAAAGATTACAGATGAAATAGCAGTTACTTATAGAGAACTAGAAGAGACCAGAGAAGCACTGGAGGTCGTACAAGAGAGACATTTAAAAGCGTTAGAAGATTATAAGAGCAGTTTGGAAAGTTTCGAGCTGTACAGTAATTAAATCATTATGTATCAATCAAGATGGAAAAGAGACAAACTAGCACAAGAGCAGACACCTTTATGGAAGCTAGTGGCGATAGTAACACCCATAATGGCAGTAGTAGTAGTTTTATTAGCTTGGATAATGCCACATTAAGATTATGACTCTACAAGAAATAACAATAATTATTTTAGGTGCAACAATACTTTTACACCTTGGTAGCCATTTATTAGCATAGAAAAAAACCGTGCGAACGGTTTTAATCACTAAACATATATGAACAATATAACACACCGAAGACTAGAAGCAATGTCTTTAGAAGAACTATACACAGAGCAGAGAGGACTTTATGACCTCATAGAGAACTCAGAGAAGAAGGGGTTAGCTTACGCAGAAGCGTGGGAGACTCTTTTGGAGATACCCCTCTTCATAAGTAAGAGAATTGCAGGAGATGAATACATTAAGATTAGACAGGCTAAGAGGGAGGTAGAGCCAGAAGAGTGTGGGTATGATTTGGTGTTACATGAACAATTAATGGCTTAATATAAATCACTATGTTTGAAGAATATTTAGAACAAAAGTTTTTTGACGAACACCCCGAAGTAATGAAAGACCAATTTGAAGACGCTTTTGACAAATGGCTTACAGAATTAGATGTCGATGAGTGGATAAAGCTAGGAGATGATTTTAAAGCAAGTCCTTCCAAAGAAGTGGCGAAGATTATTAAATAATATGGCAAAAAGAAAAAACAGCACATTATCAGAATGGCAAAGAGAATGTAAGGAGGGTGGGGTGTGCGAATATTGTGGAGAGCAAAGTAACCACTTAACAATAGACCACATAGTACCAAAGAATATACTTGAGACCATAGACAAAACAGGAGAGGCAGTATTTGAAGATACGGAAAACTTTGCAAAGGTATGCCCACCTTGTAATAGATTTAAAGGAGCTGTACTAGACATTAAGAACCCAAAGACAAAGTTATTATTAAAAAAGTATTTAGACTTATGATATGCTACCAACTCAAAAACAGACTAGAACACCTACAACTTGCAGGCTATGATAAAGATGAGGGTTATCTATGGTTTGCACCAAAAACTGAAACTGGCTGGGACAAAGTAGAATTAGCAGATGACGAGTTTGAAGAATTATCAAATTAACAATAAATAAATATGATTGATAACAATATAAAAATAGAGAAAATGGAAAGTAAAAAATACCCATCACTACCGAAGAACATTTACCAGATACAGCTTTTAGACGTTAATTCAGAACAAAAGCCAACATACGATACAAGACTTAAAGCTGAACCAGAGCAAGTCAAAGAAACAGTTTTAAACTTCCAGTTCACACTTCTTAACGGTACAGACGCATCGCAGGAAAAAGAAGAAGATAAAAACTTACGAGGGCGTAATGTGTGGCAGAACTTTGTACCAACATATCTTTATGAGGGTGGTAAGGGTAAGAATAAGCTCTACAAGATAGTAGAAGCTCTTATAGGTAGAGAACTTACTGAAGAAGAGATAGCCTTTGGAATTGATGGAGAGTTTATAAACAGGCTGATAGGTAAGCAGTGTAGACTAGGTATAGAGCCTGTTACAAAAGGCGAGAAGACTTACGACAGCATTGAAAGCTACTACGCCATTGAAAATGAGCTAGCACCTTTGACTGATGAAGAAAAGGAGAATGCGAGAGTGAAAGACAAAGAAGAGAAGAAAGCGGAGGTGGCGAGTGAGGAGATAGATGAGATACCAATGGAATAGATATAAAGATGTAATAAGTCTATTATGGAAAATGATATTAAAAAAAGATTTGAGAAAGAAGGTCGCTGTACTAAGTCAGTTGAAAATGGACAAGCTATTTGTGGTGTGAAACTTGATTGTCACTTACACGATTGGAGGTCAACTGAACTTGCAGACCTACAAAAAGCAGATATAAGAAAAAAGGTGGTGGAATTGATGAAAACTTCAGATAAGTATGTACCATTTCAAAAGATACATTATCAATCAGCCTTACAAGACATCTTAACCCTAATAGATGAAATATGATGAAAGACAAAAGTATACCAACATATAAGTCAGTAAAACTTGCAGGTAAGTTTGTAATGGTAGACGGTAAACTTACTAAGCAATACAATTCTGAAGCTCACTTACAGCACTTCATAAACACTTACGCAAAAGCAGGAGATGACTTTTCAGAAGAATTGACCTGTAAAAGACCTAAAAGAAGTGATGCTCTGAATAACTACTACCACCTGTATTTGTCTTTGATAGCCTTATCAAGTGGACATACAATGAAAGAATTGAAAGAGTGGGCGGTAGGTAAATTCTTAACAAAAGGTATTAAAGAGGTATTTGGAGATAAGACTCGTATCACAGATAGCTCTGCTGACCTCAATATGGACGAATTTGGAGAGTTTCTGAATGAATTAGAGGAAACTACCGAGATCCCCCTACCAGACCCTAAGCCGTTCAAAATGGGGCTTCTATTGACCGAAGAAGGTAAGCTCAAACGAGAACAGAAAGAGAAGTACAGTAAAATGAAGCCAAAGGGTTTAGTTCCTGTCTGGCATCAGAATAAGTAATTCATTAAAACATTATGAAAGGTACACTCCCATTAATAGTCGTAGCAGTAGCACTCGGTTTAATTCTTTTTGCACAATTCTTATGAAAAAGCCCCGCCCAGAAGACCTTATAGGTTACATACTCTTCGCAATAGCACTGATACTGATTGCTGTAAGTGTCTTATTTGTTGCTTTTGATTATTCTGAAAAGATGCATAATGAAGAGGTGAGACACAAACATTTATAACATTGTAGTACTTTCAAACCAGTAGTAGGTCGGTAGACCTTTGTATCCGCCAGTGCGCACAGAAGCTCGGGGACTATCAACCGTTAGGATGAAAAGCTCGAAGGATAACTGTATCAAGCGGACGACTACTGGTTTGAGGGTATTACACCCGAATTTAGTTCTTTTAAATTTAGAAAGGAGAAATAAGATGATTTCCCAATGTATACTTTGTCAAAGGATATCGCACGATAATATTCTTTGGAGTGAAAAACCAGAAGGACAAGTGATCGTATCAGTCTTACTAACTAAATGTTATCCATGTAAAACAAGAGAGGAGGCGGACATTGAAACCTATAAGCATAGAGAAATGTCACTGCGGGAGGATTAAGGCAGGCGAACACTGGGTAAGTCCACTCGACTTCATCAGAAAGATTATACAGTTAAGAAACGAAGAGAAGATTGAGAATGTAGAGTTGATTAATTGTACCTGTCCTGAATGTACTTGCGCTCTTGAGAGAGCCGAGAGTGCATCTTATCAAGAACACAAAGAAGCACAGGTGAGGAAGCAATCATGATTAAAAACTTCTGTGTAATACTGGTATTAGTCTACATTTACTTTAACTTCATAAGGAGTATGCTATGAAAGCAATCGTTGTTTTAATAGTCTTACTTTGCATCTGTGGTATTGGTTATATTTTTGACACTAGGAAGGAGAGGAGAAAATGGTAGTCATAATCAAAGTCATTGCGTGTTTTTATTTCTTCTTTATTGTTTATCCTTGTAGGTATCTAAACGTGATTAGAATGATAGATATGTATAAGTATAGACAAGCAGGACGCTCGTAGAGAGCAAAAAAGAGCCCAGTCAAGGAACTTCTGGGCTCTTTCTTTATTAATATTAATTTAAACTATTATTTCCTGCTAAGGGTTAGCTCCATTAAGGAACATCTCTATTAGTACCATATATGAATATTAAAGTCAATAGCTATAACCAAAAAAAGACCACTAGTAGGTCTCTTCTTGGTAGTATAGTACCGAAATTATCAACTAAATTGTTTTAACAACTTAAATGATGATTAAGGTTTTGCGCTCCGTATTAACTTAGGAGCGCAGTTTTTATTTATCTGCTATTGGCTTTGTAGTAATTGTCCTTATGTATATATCCCCTAAAGATTTTACAATAGCTACATAACCTATCATGTCTAGGTCTGTGAATACTGCTATTGCTATACCTACTATTGCTTGTGCGGTAGCTAATTTAATCGTCTTGCTTCGTAAAAGTTGTTTTAACATATTATTTCTATTTATTTAATAAACTATTTAAACCTCCTCTAAATGCGTAGATTACTCTAGCAAGTTTTTGTGCTGTGTCTAAATTCTCTTGTGATAGTCCTAGTGTCTCTCGTACCATTATCTCGTGATAGTAGTATGGTGCTGGATCTATTGCTCCATAGTAGCCATTTCCTGAAATTATAGTATTTCTACCCTGTTTATCACATACCTTAAGACCAAAGTGTAAATGTACCCCACTAGAAGCCCCTGTGTTACCCGCTAAGGCGATTGGATCGCCCATCTTAACCTGTTGCCCATCATGAACTATAATCTCCTGACAGTGCCAATTTCGGAGTTTGATGTAGTGCTTCTTTCCTTCGTATTCAAAGATTGGTTCGTTACTTATTATATCTACTCCTAAACCTCCATCCATGTCCTTTTCTACTTTAGCCCAACCATCAAAGTTAGCTGAATGAAATATGGGTTCTCTCATCCACGCACCGAAATCAAGACCTGAATGCCCTTTCATACCAATAGCTGGATAAAAAAGTGTTGAGCCAAGTGAACACAATCCATTACTGATTGCACTAATTACTTGAAAAGGACGATAGGGCTGTTTTAATACATTTGTTTTTATACACGCTTTGTTCTCACCGAAACCTTGAGTAAGTCTCTTGGTATACATCGGACGATATATTTCTAATTCTTTCATATTATTTAATATTATACCAATCTCCCCCTCCTACGTCTAGAGGGTTTTCTCTTTGGTGTTACCTTTACTTTACGACCTTTCTTTGCTGTACCTTTTGGTACAAGTCTAAGTTTTCTCTTTGCAGTACCTTTGGGAACTAATCTTACATTTAATTTTGTCATATATTATTTAATTAGATTTCAAACTCCATATTATCTATATATTCTATAACTGCTGATTTTGTACTGTTTTGTATGTTCTCTTGTATATCATCAAACCAACCTGAACCTATCCAAACAAAGATGGTAGCTGTGGCTACTCCTATTCCTATAATGTACCATATCTTGTTCTCTGCGTAGCGTATTCGTTTGTCGAAGTCTTTAACAGGTCTTACGATTTCACGCACTTCAGTATCTACTATCTTTAAGTCTACTAATTCTTTAGCATGTGTGGCTACCTTACCATTTAATGTTTTAAGATGGGTGTTAGTCTCGTCTTGTTTTTCTTTTACAACAGCTATGTCGGTTAAGAGTTGTTGTCCTATGATAGAAAACACAGTTGTTGAAGAAGCGTGACTTTTAGCTATCACATCGTCTAAGTGACTTTTAAGTTGATCTACTATTCTTTTTTCTGTATCATCGCTCATTGACCGCCTATCTCTTTTGGCATCGCTGTCTCTGTTGCTAATTGTTGATCGTTGTTCATATTGTTTAATTCTTAAATACTCCACGCTTTGATTTTACACGATTTTGTATTCCTTTTTCCAAATCTTTAATATAACCATCAACTTCTTTTGAAACACAAGTTTTGGAATCTTTATACCAAATGAAATAATCGCAGATTTCTAACTTAGGCACGACCTTTTTTTCAGGTATTACCATTCCTGTAAATATACCTGCTATTAAAACTGCTATTGTAAGTAATGTATTTGTTTTCATAAATCCTGATATTAAGACTCTTCTTCTAAATGTTGCTACAGCTACCCCCAGTCTACTATCTACATCATTAGTTTCAATACCTCTTGGGCCACTATCTACACCTCCTATACTAAGACTTGTTTTTAATGTAGAAGAGAATTGTCCCGATTGTAAATATAACTTTTTGTCAGCAAACCCTATCCAAGGAGTATTGGTACCGTCCCAAGTTATACCAGTTGGTAGTGTATCTACACCACCTATACCAAGACTCGTTTTTAATGTAGATGAAAACTGTCCCGACTGTAAGTATAATTTATCGTCAGCAAGTCCACACCAAGGAGTGTTAGTACCGTCCCAACTTATTCCATGAATCTGAGCGTCTACGGCTCCTATATCAAGACTTGTTTTTAGTGTAGACGAGAACTGTCCTGATTGTAGAAATAATTTAGTACCAATAAGACCACACCAAGGGGTATTCGTGCCGTCCCAACTTATTCCAGTGGGAACACCGTCTACTCCACCTATACTAAGACTTGTTTTTAGTGTGGCAGAAAATTGACCCGATTGTAAATACAGTTTATCACCAGTAAAGCCCGTCCATGGTGTATTCGTACCGTCCCAACTTATTCCAGAAGGGGCAGTATCTACCCCACTTACAGACAAACTCGTTTTTAATGTAGCAGAAAATTGTCCTGACTGTAAATACAGTTTATCACCAGTACTTCCTGCCCATGGTGTTGCTGTTGTTGCCAAATTAAGCGTTTTTTACTAACTCCTGAAAAAATGGAGATAGTTTCATTTCATCGTTTCTTTTGCGAGGGTGATGAAAATGACATAGCGTAATGCCGTTATTAACCTCGTATCTCAATTCTGGGAAAGCCGACCAGCCCAATATATGATGAGCTATTACTTTCCCAGAACAGTTTTTATCTGCAATTCTACACTTCCAATTATCTCTATCTTTTACAATCTTTCGCCATTCTCCATAAGCTGTATCATTTCTTTCTTGTCTTTTCGCTAGCTGTGTTCTATCTACAATCCAATTAGGATTATTTTTTCCAAGCACAGCAATATGACTTTTTCCTTTATTCCATGCTACTTGTAATCCTTTCTTTCCTTTATTCCACGGAATACATCCTTTTTTACTCTTACTGATTTCCTGTCTAGTTTTTTCAGAGTGAGATTTACTATAAAAAGGATTGTTCTTATCTAAAGAATAAGTATGCCCTTTGGTGAATTGTCCTTTTTTATTTCTCATATTACTCGTATAAGTTATTAAAAGCTCTTACTACCTGATTGAGCTCAACCTCACTGAAGTGCATACATGGATAATCAAAATGAGAATATATCTCAAATCCTTGCTCTGCTGCTCTCTCACAAAATGAGATATCATTTCCTTTATGAACTCTACCATCAGGATATAACTTTCTTGTAAAAGCTCCCTTCTGCATTTCAGGGTTTTCAAATACTCGTCTTGACATTAAAAAACATCCTGTTCCAATAGCATCAACTTTCTGTAGCCCCTCTCTTTTTTGATGTTCTTTATAAGCATCATCTTTCTTAACATAATCGTAAGCGTTCCAGTAAACAGGTCTTTCTCCTTTTTTTGTATTCTTTTCGTCAAAATGCCAGACAGGAGTTGGAAGTCCTATAATATCCTTATCTAATTCTACTAAGTCTAAAGGATTTTGTGTTGGTGGATTATCGGCATCTATGTTAAGCCAAAAATCATAATCTCCATCTAAAAAGTCCCTTACAATATGGTGTAAGTTATTTTCATAAGGCTTGTTTGACGGAAGAACAATCTCTAATTTATATCTTTTGTCTTTCTGAAGTAGCAATAGTCTATGTACTACATGCTTATGTATCCAATGTAATGATGGTACTGATACAAGGATTTTCTTCATGTTACTTAATAGTTAAACCTTTGTTTGCTTTGAATTGTGCGTAAGTCTTTTCTTTATTCCTTTTAATTCCTTTAGTTTCGTCCTCTGGATCAATAGCTTTAACAATTCTACTATCTACTTCTATAATATCTTGACCTAAACCTTCTTTTAGACTTTTCTCTAATTGAAGACTTTGAAGTGCATCATTATCATAGTCAAATTCGGGTATATGCGCCCTTGATTTTGTGTCATAGAACCCCCCAAACTCTGCTTCTGTAATCTCTGTTATTATATCAGGGAAAACAGCAAGAGCTTCGTCTGCAAACTTTCTTGTTACTAATAGACATCCCCACTGTTGTCCTACAGGAGAGTCCCATTCGTCATTCTCAGTCCTAGCTTCTTGATGTCCTGAGTTTTTGTCATACATCCAACCAAATGGCGCAAACTCTCTTACAGCTTCATCACTCTTAACCATAGGAAGTTTTGTCCATTGTGGGTGATCAGCATGACCATTTTCTCTTAAACCTATTTTTACTTTTATCGGCACTAAATTATTCATAATTGTTGATGCTTCCGCTTGTTGTGCAAACAGAAACTTAAATAAATTAATTAATTAATAATGTAAGAATTTTATTCGACATCTTTTCTATAGTAAATTACTCCTTGTATTAAATCGACCGTGTTAGTTTCAGCACTCGCTCCTGTGGTAAACACTATATGTGCTTTTGTTGACAATTCCGCATTACTGAATGTTGTTGTTGAAACTCCGAAATCAGTTGTGGTTTCTGTAGCGTCTATAATTGTCGTTCCTGTTGTTGTGGCTGAACCAAAAGCCCTTTCCTCTAATTGCCAATCAAGTGATGGATTTGTACCAAATACAACCGAGTCCACCTGTACTACGGTAATTGCCATATCTTTAGGAGATATCCAAATTGGTACTTCTTCATTATCCCAGCTATCATCTGCATATATTGTAAAGTTTGCCTGATATATGTCATGGGCAATTACACGCTCTGCTGTACCATCATACCACAGTAAAGTGCCGTCGGTTGTATCAAAACCAAACTGCCCTAATACTGTTAACACTGGGTTGGATGAATTTACAGCCTCAAATGAAGTTGCTCCCCCAAAATCAAATACTCCAGTTCCTATGTCTCCAGTGTTAAGTAAGAAAGCATCGTCTACATTCACAGTAAGTGAATCTCCTGACATTACTGTGGTTGCATTTGTACCACCAGCGATAGTTAAGGTATCTGTTGTAGTATTCGCCGCAGTTGAACCAGTATCACCTGCTACTGTAAGCCAGATGTTTTGGTCAACATCTCCACCTACACATACTCCTAAGACTGAGAAACAGCCCGCAGACAAGTCTATTCCGTTTGCAAAGGTAGAAGTAGCTGTACCGTTCACATCAAGCTCTTCTGCCGTCTCTATACCGCCTGTAAAAGTCGTAGTACCAACATTAGAAAAAGCCTGTAATCCTGTGAACGTTTGACTTGCTTCAAGTAGACACATAGTACCTGAAGCATCTGGGAATGTTAGTGTCCTTGTCGTTCCTGTGGTCACTCCTGATATTTGGAATTGTCCGACCTTAGTTATGTCTCCGTTATCTAACAACTTAAATGTATTGTCTTCAAACTCTGTAACTGAACCTGCTACACCTCCTGCAAAGATTGAAGGCTCTTGTCCTCGTAGGTCAATGGTATCAACCATTGTAAATGTTCCACCTGCTCCACCTGAGTTAGTTACGATAACTCTTGCAACAAGGAATCCTGTGCCTTTAAACTCACTAGGAATAGTATAGTTTGATGTTCTATTACTATCGTCTGTTGCTTGATTGACGTTGTTGTATGAAGCAGCGGGTAAGTTTACATACATCTTAGAAGTGGAAGCTACCTCATTTACTGAACCCCATATAACAATGTTGTATGATTTGCCAGACATTGAGACTCCATTTGCATCAAGTATCTCTTGTGTTAAGTTTCCAACTTTTTTATACGCAGTACTACTATCATTTACTACATATAGAGAATCAGTACCCGATGTATCTATTGCTGGGAATGCGTGTGAGTGAAGCTGTAATACTGTACCTGCCGTTGTTGATATATCAAATGTGTTAGCTCCACCTGTTGGTGTTGTCGCTACACCTGCAAGCCAAGTAGCATTTTGGTTTCTAACCCATGCGTTCAAGTCTGAAAGGTGTCCTTGATTTACACTAGTAGCTAAGTGGTCATTCCATTGATGCTCTTTATAACATCCGTCAGTTGATGCTAGTGATGCTGATGGGCATAAGAATGTACCAACTGGTATAAATTCAAAGGTTGTAGGGAAGCCAGTTAATGAGACCTCTAATTGATTTACAGTTGTGTTTTTGTAATATACATAGTTAATTTGTGGTGATGTATCTGAACCTGCTGTCAAAGCTGTTGTTGTGGCAGGTGTTGTGTCTAAGTACACAAATGTACCATCTATTATTCCAGTTAAGTCACCACCACCTGACTTTTCCCAAGCCAGAGTTATTACTGAACCGTCTGAAGTCACCTCGATAGATGGAGACTCTACCACTGTACCGTTATATATATTTACTACAGATGCTTCTATTCCCGCTGGGCCTTCACCATCATCAACAAAGAATGAGCCTGTGGCGCTGTCTTCACGCATAGCACCTACATACACTGGGTCGTACGGAGCTGTTGGTCTTAGGTTTGTCAAAGCTCCTGCTGTTGTAGTAGACACATATAAATCATCTCCTACTGAAAAAGCGGAAGTGTCAACCATGTTTACATATCCGTATGTAGCGATAGTACCTGTTGCATTATTTGCTATGTTAGCAGTAGCCACACCTGAAAATCTTGCAGTTGAGATTACGTCTGCTTTAGAAAGTGCGATTGTATTAAGTCCACCTGCATCAAAACCATTTATATAGACAACTTGTCCGTTATTAATCTGTGAACCTGAGTTATTGTAAACTCTTGCTAAGTCTTCCTGTCCGATTTGAAGTAGAGTACTAGAGTTTGAATCTTGAAACTCCAAAACATCATCTACGTCATTATAGAATAAACTACCTGCTCTGTATGCAGGTGAGACTGTGCCTCCAAGATTAATATAATCTGATACATTTAAATGACTTGCGATTGTAGAGCTTGCCTGTGATACAAAGCCGTCTGTAAGGATCAAATCCCCCGTACCGTGCGGGTCTAAGGTTATATCTGAGTTACCTGATGATGTTGTTATAGATACACCCCCTGAACCTGCACTCAAGTCTAATACACCTGCGCCACTTGGTTGTAATGTTAAGTTCTCTGCACCTACTGTTGTAATATCTGTTGCTACTCCTGAGAATACCAAACCACCAGTCATCGTATCACCTGCATTTAGTACATACACATCATCAATAGTAAGGTCTCCTGCTATACCCCCTACAACAGCACCTAAAGTACCTGAATAAGAAAGGTTAGTACCAAGAGTTAGTGATGTTGTAGCTACAGGGTCTACAAGTTCTGGTGTTGCCCCTGACGTTGTGTAATAAAGAAGAGAACTTTGAACACCTGCTGATGAGGTTGCTATTTGGTTAGCTTCACCACCTCCTGCACTTGTATCATCTGTACCCCAGCTAGGTATTCCTGCGGAGAGTTTAAGTACTTGTCCGTTTGAGCCTGCTCCTAAGTTTACCCATTTGCCAGTTGCGTCATTATATAAAACATCTCCTGTTGAGGTTGATGTAAGAGTTACGTCTGTGAGGTCTGTCATAGCACCTACGCTACTACCACCTCCACAGCCAGTACAACTATCAACATATATATTCCTCCATTTTTGAGTTGATGTTCCTAAATCATATAAAGAATCTGCAATAGGAAGAATAGTTTTCTCATAAGTTAAGTCAGATGAGGGAGCGCCTTGTGCTTCTGTCTTGCCGTCGCTGTATATCCAACCACCTAACCCACCTAGTATTAAGATTCCTACTATTATTGCTATTATTTTAAAGTATTTCATATTATGCTTCTGCGTAAGTTACTATACAGGTTTGACCTGTTGCTAATGATGTACCTGCGTCTATTTCGCTAGTAAATGTGATTGTTGAATTTGAAGCATCTGCCGTGAAGTCAACTGTTGGTCGTAATGCACGAGGGAATGAGCTTAAATCAACTGTAAGCACCCTCCAGTAAGCTGGTAGTGAGAATGTCTTAGTAACACCATCTAAGCTGTCTGAGAGGTCATATACCTTAACAATACCCCCTCCTTGAGCGCCTGAACCAGTTGGCATAGGTCGGAATTTTACAAAATCAATATCTTTTCTTAATAATTTTAGTTCTTCTCTCAATTCCTTTTCCACTATTTCTTCTACGTCTTTACCATTTAATCCATCTTTACCATCTTTTCCGTCTGCTCCGTCATTACCATCAAGTCCGTCATTACCATTTTTCAAACCCCTAACCTTGTCGTGTATAAAATTCATGCCAGTCTGTTGCTCTTTAAGAGTAGAAGCTAGTTGCTTTGATATTTCTGCCTTAACATCTTGTAAGTCAACACTGTTATTGTCTTTGAGTTGGTTAGACACATTTTCAAAAGCCCCTTTGAGTTGGTCTACCTCTTGTAGGTTCTTTTCTTCTATCCCTTTAATTAATTGTACTACCTTTTCAAATGAATTGACAAAATCCTCCTTAGAAAGCCTTTCGGGGTCTAAGGTGTTGAGCATTCTTAGTAGTTCTTCTTTTTTGTTGATTTCTGTCATAATTTGTGGTATTAAGGGGTTATGTTTAAATTCTTAATTGCAATAGGTGTGATTATAGGAATTATCTCCTTTATTGCTGTTTTTCCTGTGGTATCTATTGCTTTCATATTGTTTCTCTTACTATTTAAGAGGAAGTGAATTTAATTTATTACTTTCCTGTATTTGTTTAAGCAATAATCGTGTTTGTTGTTCTGGTGAACCTACAAATGCACTCTTTCCTTTCTCTATTCCAAAGTCAATAAGTTTATCAGCAAAACCAAGTGGTGTAACTGGTGTCTTACTTGCTGACATAAGCTCTAATAATGAGACTCCTCTAAAGTCACCCGCATCTTTCATAGCCTGTAATGCTAATACGGCATCATCGATAGCTTGATAGCCTGTAAGTTCTTCAAGTCGTAATAGCCAATCTTTTTTACCATTATTTAATACAGACTGTACCGCACTCTTAGTCAATGAAGCATCTTTGGCAAAATCTCCAGCTTGTGTAATCTTACCTAAGAAACCTGAACCTTCTTGTATAAAGTTTGTAAGTTCTGAATATGACTGTCTTGCATCTGAATATGCTTTTAGTGCTGGGTTGCCAGTAGCTATTGGGTCAAACTGTTTTCTTAGATTAGACATTGAACCTTTTATAATTCTTTCAGCGTTTGTTGTTCCTATAATATTATTTGTTGATTTATATATGTCTATTTCGCTAGAAACCCTAGAAAGGAAAGCATCAAGTTCTGCGATAGTTGATTTAGTACCCAAACCTTGTAGCTGTTGTGCATAATTTTCAATAAGTTTAATATCAGATTGTGCAAATTTAGTTTGTCCTGTTTTTGCTTTAACTGTTTTTGTAACCCTATCAAATACCACACCACTATCCCCTAATTCTTTTACAAAATCATCAACCGCACCAAGTGTATTGGTTTCAATAGTACCAACCTTTTTAAGCTCATCTGCCATTGCTTGCCCAACACTTCTTCTTAATGACACAACTTTATTAAATTCATTTCCTATTTTTTCACCAACTACTGATACAGCAGGGTCAACCTTAATATCTGTTATAGCTTTCTTAGATTGAGTTAGGTATTTTTCATAAGTTGCTAGTGGAGCATCTAATCTTTGCGTACCCTCTAAAAATAACCTTTCAGCAGAAGCTGCAAGTTGTGGATTAACATTCTTACTTGCCAGTGTAGTTTGTATATTTGTTTTTAGTTTTGTTATAGGCTTAACAACTTCTTTAAAGATTAAACCAGTATCTTTAACTATTTTAGGCAATACTTCAAGACCCTTACCTGCTATTTTGGTTACAGGCGCAATAGCAATCAATTCCATAGCTGAACGGATATTATCTTGTTGTCGTGGAGACAAATCTTCAAACTTTTCTACACCTAATTGTAATGCTTTACCTACTGGGCTTTCCTTAAAGTCAGGAAATAAGAGTGAAGCTCTATCTTTAACAACTTCTTTTATTTTTTCTTCTACTTTGTCTGGTGTGACACTTCTTCCAATAGATTTTATTCCTTCAATAGCAATATCAAATCCACCACCAACACCTTCTCCTAATCCTTGGAATACAGTTTCAGCTGTTGTTTGTTCACCTTTTATAGCTCTTTGTTGTCCTGCTTGTATTCTTTGTCTACGTTCGCCAAATTTAGCTTTTAGACCGCTGAAAAATCCTGTTTCTTCGGGAACGATTGCAGGTTCACTGATTACTTCAGGAGCTGTCTCTGTAAATGGCTTCACACCAAATTTAGAAGTAAACTCTTCTTGAGTCATTCTTTGTGATGTAGGCTGTACAGGTGGTACAGATTGAACACTATCTAAAGCAGGCGCTTCCCCAAACTTTGCCTCAAACTCTTCTTTTGTCATTCTTATTGCCATATTTAATCTATAATTATTACTTGTGTACCGTCTGGTGCAGTAACAGTTCTTTCAGTACTAGTTGTAACTCGACCTAATTCAACTGCGGTTTTCATATCTTTTAAGAGTTTGTCTAATCTTCCTATTTCAGTCCTCAAATCATCTGGTGATTGTAAGTCAGGGTTAAGTGTTGTACCTGCTGATGTCATCAACCTAACATCTGCCTCAGACATCTGTGGTCCAAAGAACTTTTTAATAGATGGGTCTGTCATAAGTGTAAGTACATTTGTTCTAAGTGTATTTGTAAATGCTTCAAGCCTTGTCTTATCAGTAGCACCAAATAATAATCGCGCAGGACCTTCTTTTAGAATACTTCTACCTGCTGCGTGTGCTAAGTCTAATGCACTTTTAGCGGTGTCTTCTAAGAAAGTAAGTTGAGCAATAGCATCATCAGGCGATATTGCTGTCACACCCTCTTCCTCATCAACTGCTTTTGTAGATAACATTTTCTGTCCAACAACACTACCATCGGGAGCTTTTTCAAACTGTACCAAGTTACCATTTGCATCTAATCTAGTATCAAATGTATTCTGTGGTGCATCTGGTAAGAATACTCCGTTAGTAAAGGCGATGTTAAAGGCTTCCTCTTTTGAACCAGCGTTTTGTATTTGTTTTAGTATTTCTCCACCATTCGGGACATTTGCAAGAATAGGAGCTGATGAAATTCCAATATTCCAAATATCTAACTGGTCAGCGGCTCTTTCATCAATTTGTTTTTGTTCAGCTTCTTGTTTTTGTTTCTGCTCCTCTGCACGCTTAGTTTCTTCTCTATCAAGAGTTCCTGATGCAAGTAATAAGTCAAGATTTTCTATAAGAGCATCTTTTTCTGCTTTTAATGTACCGAACTTTTGTTGTACGGCTTCCTCCACTTGCCTTGTGGCTGTAACTATACGTCCTTGAACAGCAGAGAGTGTAGCGGACGCTGTGAGAGCTTGTGAGGTTATGTCTGCTTGCTGTAGAGTTATTCTTCTTTGTGCAGCGGCTGTAAGTGGTGCTGTACCGCCTCGTGTTCTTCCTCTTCCCTCACTCTCTAATTGGATTCTTTCAGCAGCTAATTGTTTTTGATTAGCTAAGTCTAATGATTTTAATTGAAGACCTTTAATTTGAGCCACCAAATCTTCTTCAGCTTTTCTTTCTGTCGGTAGTCCAAATTCTTCTTTTTTTTCTGCTGTGAATGCTGTTTGAGGTAGTAACCCTTTTTGTATCTCTTCAATTCTTGTAGTTAAGGCTGTTGCTTTGTCTGCTTGCGGTGTTACAATTTCAGGCAAATCTGTATCCAAACCTGATACATCAAATGTTGATGGTATATCTGGCTGTACCGTGTTTATAGGAGTCTGTGTTTGCTGTAAGTCATTAACAGATATGGCAGTGTCAGCTATACCTGTGTTTTGGGGTACTCCTTGTGCGATGTTTTGTGTCGCTAGTTCTCTATTTTTTAATTGCTGTTCTGTTGCCATATTATTAAAATTATTATGATGTAATTCCCTTGTCTTGTAAAGCTGTTCTTATTGCATTGACCGCAGTTTCCATTGACTGAGCTTCTGCTTGAACATATGTTCCACTAGGTGCTGTTGGTGCTGATATTGCTCCTGCTTGTACTACTGGTGCTACTCCGTGAAATGAACTCTTCTCTGATGCTGAAAGACCTAGTTTTGTACCTGTTGTCTGCCCGAACTGGAAATTTTTGCCATCAAACATTTGTATTAACTTATATACACTAAAACGGTCAGACTTTTCTAAGTCATTAAGTCTTTTTTCTAGGCTTCTTAATAATTGTTCTTGTTGTGGTGTCATACTAATATAAGTCATCTTTAATTTCTTCTTCCTTAAAATATAATCCCGTTATTTCTGCTCCACCTGTTGATTCCATACGGAGTTTCAATTCTTTAGATTGGGGTAAATTAGCACCTGTGCTTTCTATATTTATAGCGGAATGCCTTATTGAAAGATAGTCCTCATCATTTGCATCATCAGCTTTCTGTGTAAATATCGTTGTATGAGAAGTCTCTCCATCTTTTTTATATTTCAAAACTACCTGCTCTCCTGTTTGTAGTGGTGCTGTTGTCATAGTTACCCCAAGTAACTTCCTTGTGATTTCACTACCTCCCTCTTTACCAGGATTTATTACTGTATTAAATACCGTTGTTCCTGTGTAATTAGCTTGGCTATCAGTTCTCCAAATAGTATATTTATTACCATCATTTTCATTTAGATATGCAATAAAATGATAGCCAGGGAATCTAAAGAATCCTTTTAACTTACCTTGTGTAACAGCTGTGTCATTCCTTGGAGGTGTAATAAACTCTAATTTAAATCCTCCACTTGTTTTTCTAGATATACTCCAAATACCTACCAACAATTCCCCATCAATAGTTAGTGCCATCAAAAACTGAATAGCTGTTCCATATCTTTGAGTATCACTTAACACCGTTGCTGTTCCACTAGCACCCGCATTAAAAGATATTATCTCTTGAGCATCAAATCCAACAATCGCAAAAAAGACAACTTCACTATATCCAGTTGTTGCGTCTACCCTAGTTGTGCAAACAACTGGCACACCTCCTGATGAATCAACCCACTTTATTGTGTTGTCTCCGAATAATTCAAGTTCTGTTGCAGTACTAACACTACTATCTCTATCCCAGAAATAAATAATACCTTTATTGCCTCTGTTACCAGCTACTAATGCAAAGTTTTTGTATTCTGCAATAGATACACCACTAAAATCAGCTGGTAATCCTGTGAAAGCATCATTATTCCACCCTCCAGCACCGTCTTTAGATGCAACAACATTACCACAAGGGATATAAACTTTATCGTCTTTTGAATGTACTATCCCATTTCCAGTAGGTTGAACACTTGTATTTTCGTTATGGGTAAAAGTATCGCCGGCGACAGTATATCCCCAAATACCAGCAGTGTTCCCACCATAAATTGTATCTTGGTTTTTATAATATAAAAATAAGTCTGTATCTCTTGCACCACTTGAGGCATTTGTACCATTTATTTCTGTTGTCCAAACCGCTAGGGGGTCATCACTAACTTTTTTGTAAAGTTGAGGTTTATTATTGGCAGATGATACACGACCAAATCCAAAGAACTCACTACCAGTATAAAGGAACTTTTCAATCCCAAAGTCATCAAGACCTGATTCTGTTACTGCATCTAGTTCAAAGTCCTTATAAGGTCTAATAGATTGTGTCCTAGAGGTATCAACACGAATAGCTAGTGCAGAATGAGTTTTATCTGCAAGGCGGAGGTTTTGTGTTAATCCTCCATCGAATCTATTTATTTTTGTTTCTAAGATTTTTCCCATTTTATCTTATATGTTCAATTAAGACGTGTGTTGAGTTCATTCTGTTAGAACCTATCACGTTGTCCCACTTAGCTTCTACTTTAAGTGTTAAATCTCCTGTGCTATCCTCTGTCGCTGAACCACTACCACCCTCATAGAATGTTCTTGCAATAGATGCAAACCCTCCCTGATAAGATGTAAATGATGTCTGTGCGTTTGTAGCACCGTCAGCCATAAGTAGAATATCAACAAACCCAGAACCAACATTTAAGTTAGAACCTGTATCATTTACTATAGCAGTTTCTAGTAACACAGTTGTGCCATAAGTAACCCTGATAGTCATTGTGTGACCATTGTTAATACCAAAAGGAGAAGCGTATAATTTAGCTCTTATACCATTTCTAGTTCCAAGAGTACCCCCTGGGATAGTTTCACTCATCACAGTTTCGTAAGTTGTATTGTCTGCCAATGAGCTTTGCAGCCTAAAGAATAGTTTATCTATCCCTGCATCCCAAGTAAGAACACCTGCACCGTCTGTTACTAGAGTGGTAGAAGCTGTACCGTGTGTTGATGGGGTACTTAGAGAAAGCCCATTAAGATTGATAGGATTAGCTACTGTTGAAGAAGCAAAGAAGTTTTTAACTAAGAAATTAGTACCAGTCCAGTTATAACTAGCTGTTGTGTCTACTGCTCCTGATTGCCAAGTGGGGGCTGAACCCGCACCTGCTGATGTTAAGAACTGACCACTTGTACCAAGCCCTGCAACTACCCCTACTTGGCTTGTTCCTGCCCCTAGAAGCACTTGATTAGCTGATAAGGTAGTTGAGCCAGTTCCACCATAAGGGACTGTAATTGCTGTGCCTTGCCACACACCTGTACCAATAGTTCCTACTGTTGTAAGTCCAGTCATTGTGGTTACAAGAGGTAATGTGGTTGTAGACATCTCCATCTTTGTTGTATCAAGGTCTGTGAAGTTGTCGTTTATAACAGTACGAGAGTCAGATAATTTATCAGTTCCTAAGATGCTAGTAACAGCACCTAGACTTAAATCTTCTGCTTGAAAAAAGTTAGCACCACTCACAACTAAGAGTGCTACTGCAAACATTATTCCTATTTGTTTTAAAGTTTTCATTCTAGTTTTTCGTTTTATTACTAAATGATGTAGTGTTTTTAGTTCTCTTTGTATAACTTGATAGGATTAAATCCCAAGTACTCTGTCCTTGGTCGTCCCAAGAGTTGGTTGATTCGTCCCAAGTCCTATCACTATCAGAGGTCTTACTCTTGTTTGCAAATGAAGTTGAACTTTTTGGTTTATTTACGAAACTTGCCATATTATTTATTATTTTCTACATTAGGTGTCATTCTACTTGGTTCATCTTTTGTTCTTCTTGAGTAGTGGGCTTTTATTCTTTCTGCGTGTTCTCTTATCTTTAATTCAAATAAGTTTACACGATCTTGCTTATACTTTATCACGTAAGGAAGTGCTATCTTGTAAGCTATTATCATATGCTCTGTACTAACAAACCCCGGGCTTATAGCACCGAAAGAAGTGATGTCCTTAGTCTTTCTCTTAAAGAAGACTTTTAAGCCCTCTGAAAGCGTTACAGAGCCTGTGGCAGGGGCTGGATAGAGGAATACTGACCTACCTTGTTTGTCATAGTGTGTTGGAAGTCCATTTGTCTCTAAATACTCATCTGGGTCTACAGAAAGCTCTTGTTTATCAAAAGGTTTTAGCTTCTGATAGTCGCCTGAGCTATCCATAACAGAAACACCCTCAACAGAAAGCATCTCATCATCAAATGAGTAATCTTGTTGACCATTTACAAGTGTTGCTGTGGCTATTGGTAAATCAGTGTAATTTGTATCGTCATAGTTCCAATTACCATCAGCACCCATAATATCCCCTGATACTTCTGCTTGTGCTTGATTAGCGTAAATTAAGCGAGTAGCAGTAGGGAAACTCGTTGAATCTGAGTCTGTAAGGTCTGATACGATTGTGTCTATAGCTGACCACAACATGATTATCTATAAGTTATTGTTGTAGTTGGAGCTAATCCACTCTCCAACTCTAGTAATAAGCCGTCTGTATAAGAAACATCAAATGTGTATGTTCCTGCTACGGTACTTGCTGGGATTGAAGCCATAAGAAGTGTTGAGCTTGCCCTCTGTCCTGTTCTTGCTAGTACATTTGAGGTAGTAGCGTTGTAGAAGTTTACTACTCCTGTATTAGCCCCTGTGATTACTACTGAACCTAGAGTACCTGCACCTGTTTGTATAAGTGTATCTCCTGTGAATGCTCCGTATACGTTACTAGCTCCTGTTGAAGTAGCGTGGTATTCACCTGAACGTGCTACAGAGCCAAGACCCTCAATTGGCTGTACTTCTTTTCTGTCTGATACAACTACAAACAAGACTGCTATGAGTATTATAAGTGTTGTGATTGATAATATATTCTTCATAATTGGTTTGATTAATTAATAAATCTTTTTTATTTACGAACTAAGCCCAACCAATTTTGGTTGAGTGGAAGTTATATTGAATATGACTCAAATGTTGCGTGACATCTTCCTACTGGTGCAAATCCTGTACCAGCATCTCCTGCTGTAATACCTCCTGTTTCACTCCATACTAAATACTGATTTGGTGCAATAACTTCTACACCTCCAGCTGATGGTGTTGTTGAGGCATTTATAAATGCCTGTGCTGATGCACTAACAACATAATCAGAACCAATTTGTGTAGTGGTAGCGTAAGCTGTTGATGCTATACCAAGACTCCAAGTTGTTGCAGATGTTGATGCTGTTGTAAGCAAGATACCTGCTGATTGTAGTGTTGAAGTTGCTGCTGGACTCTGAATAGCACAAACAGTTGTAGATGCTGTTGTAAGTCCTATTGCTGTTGGGTATATCCTTATTCCATACCCTAGACCCCACTGAATGTGGTCGAAAGGCATCATTGGACCGCTTACAGCTCCAACTGATTCTGCTGGTGCTTCTCCAAGACCTAAAGCACCTAAGATTTTATCTAGAGCACTGTCATTTAGAGATAGGTTTACAGCAGACTCATCGCCTACACCAGCACTTGCTGGCTTGTTGAAAGCTACAAAAGAGAGTATTCCAAGAAGTAAAGCAATGACAAGTACACCGATTGCATAGATTTTCATTGTCTTTACATCATTTGTTTTTGTTGTTTTCATTTTATGAATTTCTCTTAACTAATAATTATTTCATTGAATCTAGCTTTTTAGCTAGTGCGTCTTTCTTTCCTGCATACTTTTCTGGGTTCTGTTCTGCATATGCTTCAATAAGAGCTTTATACTCTTTCTTTGAACTAGTAGCTGGAGCTTTTTCTTCTACTACCTCCTCTACTTTTTCTTCTGTTTTCTTTTTAGTCATAATTTTATGTCCTTATGGGGTCTTGTTGAGATGAGTATCGGTGGGGAGACTCACCCCAGCAACACCCCATAAGGGGTATTTAATTATTAAGCAAGTGTGATATCGATAGTAAGAGCAGCCTTTGGAGCCCATGCTTTAAATCCGATATAACCCCAAGCTACGACCTCTTTACCAGTTTTACCTGTAACTGATTTCTCTTCAAAACGAACACCTCTTGGATGTGCATAAGTTGTTACCTTATTAACACCGAATACTCTGTGTCCATCATTTGTAAATGTAGTTGTTCCGATTGTATCGTCTTTAAATAGTCCTGTTCTAACAACATAGATGTTTGTACCCATATAGTTAGTGAAGAAACCATTTTTAAGTGCTGCATCTGCGAAGCTGAAACCGTTTGCGGCTTGAGCCTGTGCAAATCCAGTAACATCTGTGTTTTCAATGACAAGATATGTACCTTTGTACTGGTCTGAGTAACCTGCAATTTTTCCTTGCAAGTCAGCCATTATCTTTGTGATATTTGCAGGTGTTGTAAATCCTCCTGTTGCAGTTGTGTATGTTCCTGTTCCGTCTTCACAAAGATTGTTAAGTACAAACTCATCAATCTTATTTGCTACTGAAAATCCCATCTCTTTTACACGAGATGCGAAGATTGGAAGTGCTGTTAGAACCTCCTCAAAATCATAGATGTGTTCTGCAACGATGAACTCGTCTGTTACTGTCAGTGTGTCATCTGTTGTTGTGTATGCTGCTGGTGTGTATGTTCCTGCGATTGTCTGTACTGTTGTAGTTGGCTGTGAACCATAAGGAGATTGAATCCTTTTTGCATCAGTTCGGTCAACCATACAGATTTTCTCTGCTACTACTGCACTTCTTAGCAGTGTATCAAGTGTTGCGGCACGATATTTGTCCCGATACACTCTAGTTGCGATTGTATTCATATTTATAATGGGTTATTTAATAAACCCACCGATTAGACTAAGCTTCCGCAGAGTCCCCCTTGAGTTGAAGTCGTACCAGTCTATCCATATCTTTCTCTGATTCAGGTAGTTTACCTTTGTCATAGTCAGATAGTAGAGTATCGTCTGATACTTTAGAACTTCCTCTCTTTGAAGCACCTGTTGAGGTAGCTTCTGCTGTATTTCTTTCTTCTGCTTTCTCTTTAAGTATTGTCTTTACAACACTTGACTTTAAGGCTTCTAGTACCGATATTCCTTTAAGTTCAGCATAATCTGTTACTTCCGCAATATCTTCTGTTGGTACTTCTGCCTTGATGATAGCGATTAAGTCAGTCTGTGACAGTTTGTCGCTATCTGAGGCTACCTTTGGAGCTTTCTTGGCTACTGGCTTGTCTTCTACTATTCCAAGGTCTTTATTAACCTTTTTAAGTTGTCTTGTAAGCCGTGCTTTTTTAGCTTCATTGCTCTCCTTAGGTTTTTCCTCTACTACTTCTTCTTTGGCTTCTTCAGTAGTCTCTTCCTCTACTACTTCGTCAACCACTTCTTCATCATTGTTTTCAGATGTGATGATGTCATCGTTGTTTTCATTTTCCATAAATGATAAGAGTTTAAGCACTTTGTAGATTAGTGCGAACTATATTGTTAATAAAATTATAACACAAAGTATTTACTTTGCACTATTTGTCTGTAATCTCTTCTTTGTTTCCTCTGCTGTCTCATCTTTCTGACCTGCTAGTATCTCCAATACACTTAACTGCTGATCAAGATGTGAGATAAGACTGTTACGTGCTTTCAAGTTAATAATAGCTTCTTCTGGTGTCATTTCATCTATCTTTACTGTCATCCAAAGGTCAATGTTCTGTCCTATTGGTGTACTTGCATCTAGTTCTGGTAAGAATATCTTCCTCATAAGTAATAACAGTGGCTCATTGTCCGCAAAGGTTGCCTTGATTAAAGCAAGCTCTGTGTCTGTTATGCGCATCCTTTTTCCTGTTTTATCCATAATATTTTAAGTTAATTATAATGCTATTCCCACCGACCTGTCCTCCTAATAATAGCGTTGCCTACACGGTTACTGCTTGTTTAATCCCCTCTGGGCTTCCTGTTGCTGGTGCTACTTCCTGTCCTTGTATCTGTCTTGCTGGTTGTTGTGGCTGTGATGCACTCTGCGAAAGCTCTACTGGTGATATACCACCAACTTCTGTCATTATCTTGTTAAAGACTAACCTCATGTTCTCATCTTGCAGTATTGCTGGATTACCTCCTAGTGTCTGAAGCACAGTCGTTAGTGTTGTCAGTATTGTGTTCTTATCTGTTGACTCTCCTGTAACATCTACCTCAACATCCCATTCAAGGTTTTTAAATACTTTTTTCCAAGTAACTGTTGGTATCTCATCTGGCTTTATGAACCTCTGGTTGCCCTGCGAAGCTAATCCTTGTTTTACTTCCTGCTCTTCTGCCTGCTGGTCAAATACTTGTAAATTCTCTATGTCTCCACTAAGTATCTGTTCTACAGACCTCTCATTAAAGTTCTTAACTGCTTTGTTGGGAACATAAAGGGAGTCTATCTTGGTTAGGTTATGAGCTGTTAGTGTTGCCGCCACTTCCTCTGATGTATTCATTTGCTTCTTCAAGTAAGGAATTACATGTATTCTCATCATTTCTTCTAAGTGTAGCCCTTTATTCTCAATCATTATCTCAAAGAGTGAGTGTGATTCTTGGTTAAGTATAGCCACTTGTCTAAACGCTGTACCTGATGGCATTGTGTTGCCTTTTATAGCATCTGGTGTTGATGTTATCTCATTAGCCAAGACTTGCCATTGTGTACCAAAGTTCTGTAATGCTGTTATATCTGTGCTTGAATTGTTTATTTGTGTTAAAGGTTGATTATCTGCGTGTATTAAAATATCCCCATTTTCAATAGAGGACATAGCATTTCTTCCAACAAAAGAACCGTCTGATGTTTGGAATATTATCTTTGAAGTTAAGTCTAACTGGTCTTTTATACCCTTAGCTGTGTGGTTTACCATCCACTGTGCCTCAAATAGGTGTTCTACTGCTCCAATTCCCTGTGTTCTACCATCTTCTTTGATGAGGTGTGTAATCATATAAGGGTCTTTGCTTTCACGACCACTAACAAGTGTATAGTCGTCAAACTCTCCTTTTTCTTTAGTAGCTACAAAAGATATAACGTGCATTTGCTGTTGATATGTATCCTCATCTGCTTCTTTGTCTGTGAGTAATGACAATGGTAGTTCTCCGTGTACTTCATATACCTCAATGTATTCACTGATATTATCTTTATCTTGTCCGTCTAGTGTCTCTCTTTGTGCTTTAGCATCTATAAGTTTCTCAACAAGTTCTTTATCGTATGACTTATTAGCTCTTAGTTGTGCAGGTGTGTAAAATAGTTTTTCTATCTTTAAGTTATTATCAAAGTCTATCTGGTCAACTATCAATCTATTCCAAGGAATTACAGAAGCGTGTAGTTGCCCTCCTTTCTCTACGAACTTAACTACTGATGAGCCATAGCGCGCGAGTGAACGTCCCCAGTCATTTAAGAAAGAGCCAAAGAAGTCTCTTCTCATATACTCTTGTAGGTGGATAGTAGCTAAGAACGCACTGATTTGGTCTTCTTGCTTAGTAGCTTTGATGTTTATATCCTTTCTGTCTATATCTGTAGCCCTGTACCAGATGTTTACTGCTGCGGTTACTATGTTGAAGAATGGCTTCTCTCGTCCTTGAGAGTCTGTGTCTCCTGATATGTGTTTACTGTTTAAGTATGCATCAATCTTCTCTGTGTTTTCGTAGAGTGAAAACTCAACATATTTGTTTAATGTTGTTGTGCCTGAGATGTAGTTTGCCTCTGCATCTCTGACTAATTCTTGAATGGATTTGGTTATCATATAAAAATCATCCCACCGATTTTTATTAAGTTAGCTTTATTATAAATAGTATGTATTTTCTTGTCAAGTTATATCCCTTTCTTAATTACTTTTAAAGCTTCTATGTGTGGCATCATACTCCCATACAAAGGACTGGATAGGTTGCTAGCCATATCAAATAGCATACGAGCTACTATGTTCCTATCCTTTACCATACCTTTAACGACCCTGTATTGCACTCTGTATGCTTCTATCTCTTGTTTGAGTCTAAACTCCTTATCATCTAGGTATTGATTCCACCACATCTCGGGGCTGTCCTCTTGTTGTAGCATATGAGTGTGTTCGTGTGCTATTAAGAAGTCATCTACTTGTCCTTTATGAGGATTGTAGATTGTGTTCCCTACTGCAAATACAGGTATTTGTCCTGTTAAGTCAAAGGTCTTCTCGCACTTCTCTCTTATGCTGTATGGGGGGTTGTTAGTTGATATTATCATCTTGTAAATACTATCCAATGTTTACCTTTTTCATCCCATTCAAACAAAACTCTAATTTCTTCGGGATAATTATAATTATCTGCTATATCTGTACTCGCTATTGGGTAGTCTGAATACTTGGGCAGGTGCAGCCTTGGTCTTAAATTCCAAATAATAGCAATAGTTTTCCAAAAGTATATTTTAATTGTTTTCATATTACCTAGTTGAACTATCTTGATAATTACTAAAGTTCCTGTCAAATTGATTAGTTTGCACCTGTGATACTCGCGATGCTTCTTCACTCTGTTGGGGGAGCATCTTTTCTTTGACTACAAAGTAGCACCTCATTATCAATGTATCAGATACGTCAGGGCTACGACCTAGTAATGCCTTAATGTCTTCTTTCATTGTTGGCATTCTCTTACCATCTCCTTGTGAAGCATCTTGATACAGTGATAACTCCTCAATAATCCTTTCCTTAATTCTAACATCTTCTACCCTCAAAGCTATCTTATGATTGTTAACAAGGTCAGCTAACTCGAAAACACATTGGCTTCTAAGGTTCTTGTAGTCTGATATCAATGGTGCATCTTTCATATAATGCACATTGGGGAGCAATACAGGGCTACTGTCGGTCTTAATAGCTTGGTAACTAGACTTATAACCTACTATCCCATCTAACATTGAACTTGAAGCTACTCCTGCACCTACACCTATGGCATCTACTGCTATCTGACTGAAAGGTATTCGCTCTTGGCTTGCATACTCTCGTATCTTATCAATAATATTCTCTGTGTTTAAGCGTGCAAACTCTTCTATCCTATACATCTCTAATCCTTCCCAGAAACTAAATACTGTCTTATCAGAGCCGTCGTCTGCTATGTCTACTATTAAATACTTTTCATTACTCTTGGTGATTGTGTTAGAGAACATATCCACCAGTGCTGTGTACTTGAATAACGCACCTTGATTGTCTACATACTCAGCCATAATCTCTTGGCGGTATGTGTCTTTGTCCATCTCCTCTTCTGCTTTCTTTAGCTCCTCTCTGGGTAGTGATGGGTTGTCGTGTGATGCAAAGTGAAAAGACTCCCACTCGTAGTCAGTCTCTGCCATCTTCTCTAGTCTTCTAAGGTTAGGGTTTTCTTTCTTTGGTGTACCGATGAAGTCAGCTGTACCTCCTGTGTCAATTAAAGCTGGACGGAATATCTCTTGCCAGCCTATGAAGAAGTCTTTCATTGTATCAGTCTCGTCAAATACTATGTGGTGTGCTGATTGTCCTCTGAAGTTTTCTCTATTCTCCCACCCTGCTACCTTAATTAAAGAAGTTCCACCATCTTGTGTTGGTACTTTCATTTCTAGTCTTGACTCATTAGCTTCTCCTATTCCTGCTAATCTACTCTTAATACTCTCCCATATAATACTTCTAGCTTGTACTTGTGTAGGAGCTATATAGAATACATGTCTGTCTTTACCACTAACACCTTTAAAAGCCATCACTTCTGTTTCAAGCATTGTTTTCCCACCTCGTCTTCCTCCTCTGATTACTTTAAAGCGTGAGTTACTTCTTACTATCTTCTTTTGGTGTTCGTGCAAATTCATTATCAAATATAATAGCTAGTGCATCTTTAATATCAGGTGTATCTATTTGTTGAGGCGCTTTACCCCATACTCTATCCAATACCTCTTTAATAGCTGGTATGTCTCCTGTCTTAGCTTTAGTGATTAGTGCTTTATATATCTCATCTGCTTCAGCACCAAAAGACTCAATTAATTTCTTCTTGAGTTCTTGTGCCTGTAATGTATGTGATGCTTTACTTCCCTTCTTCTTTCCTGCACCTTCTCTCTTTCCTCCATGTGCCATGATTAAAATTTCAAATTATCAACTTACTTACCCACTGCCTTATTAGCTCTCTTGTGTGCTTCTCCAAACTTAACACCTAATTCCATAGACCTTATCATTAAGTTGTTGTGTAATGATGTGTGGTTAGGTGCGTGTTTTATCATAGCTTTTACTCCTTGAGGAGATATTAGCTTTGAGTTCTGCATCTTTGTTATTTTTGCTTTACTTAGTTTACTCATTTTTTCTTTTTTCTTTTAGATTTATAAGCCATAGTTCTCTCAATTATATTATTATCCCTTACTTATGTCAAGCCCTTATTTAATCCTTCCTGTGGGGGTGGTAGGTTAGTTTCTAAAAAGTCTCATATCATGCCAAGAAAACCATTTATGG